CAAGTTGCAAATGATTCTGCGATTGACACGGAAATCACACATTAAGAGGAATACGGGATGACTAGCGCCTCAATTACGCGCCTGCCAACCGAAGAAGATTCCCGTAAGAAGCGACTGCTATCCATAGCCAGCCGTTTACGCCAGGGTTCTCGTACCGTGCAGAACGCCATCGAGGAGCTTTGTACACTCATCGAGGAAGAGTCTGCAAGAAATACTGCAAAGTAACTTGACAACTGCATAGTGCTATGATATACTTCCCATAGAATTATAACGTCCTTGGCATAAGCCACTGACCCGTATTGCGGACTCCTTCTTCCGCAGGCGGGTCTTTTTCTATTTGGGGGACTATGAGCTGGTTTAGCTACGCCTGGAACACGATCAAGCGCCAGACGAGGGCTGCTACCGCCACGCAGCGGGCATTGGCTGCCTCCCCTGATTACAAAGACCCGACCAAAGATCGTGGCTCCACGGCGGGCCTTGCGCCCGAAGCATTGGATTCGGAATACTACTGGGGGGCAGACGACATCTCTACCACTCGGACGCAACTGTATGCCGAGATGGAGGAGATGGAGGCGACGATGCCAGAGGCGTCTCGCGCCCTGGACATCCTTGCGGACAATGCCGTGAGCGCCCCCAAGGGGGTACGTCGCACCTTTACAATTCGTTTCGATGAGGGGGAAACAGAGGCCAGCGAGCCACATCAACAGATCATCCGCAGCCTGATTGATCGGCTGCAACTGCAAGAGAAATCCTACGCCATTGCTCGCGATACGCTCAAATATGGCGACAACTTTTTGCAGGTGATTGTGGGAAATGATCTGCATGTCAACCGCCTGATGTACATGGCTCCCAATTCCATGCGGCGCAACGAAGATCAACAGGGGTTGCTGAAAACAGGACGAGGCGACAGCGCGGCCTTTGAGCAATTCTACCCCAGTACATCCAAGCGTATTGCATGGTTCTACCCCTGGCAAATCGCTCACTTACGTTGGAACAGGGCGGGGGGCTCCAAGTATGGCAAGCCACTGTTGGCTCCGGCCCGCTATCCCTTCAAGAAGCTACAGAGCATGGAAGAGGCGCTGGTCATCAACTGGCTCACCAGAGCCTTTGCACGACTGCTGTTTGAGGTGGATGTTTCTGGCAAAACACCGCAAGAGGCGCAGGCTTACTTGCAAGCCTTTATGCGAAATCTCAAGCAGCGTAGCCGTAGCGAGTCACAGAGCATGGCCCATCGGCTTACGGTGGCGAAGGATTTGGTCATTGGCAAGAGCTACCGCAACCAGGGCGGCAAGTTCGATCCCTCACTCGACAAAATCTCGATAGTAGACACCTCTAACACGGGGTTCTGGAACATCACGGCAGTTGAATACTGGCGAGAAAAGCTGATTACGGCGACGGGCATCCCGAAGGCCCATTTGGGGATAGAAAAGGATGTGAACTCGCGCAGTACCCTTCAGTGGCAGGATGAGCGCCTGATCGCTCGCATGGTGCGCCGTATACAGGTTGTTCTCTCCGAGTTGGTGCATCATCTCATTACTCTAGAGCTGATTTTGCAGGGCATTGATCCTGATTCCGTACATTACGTCCTCGAATGGCCTGAGCCGTCGTTGCTGGACGATCTCGAACGAAGCCAAATGGCGGAGAACTATGCGGCTGCCGCCGAGCGCCTTATCAAGTATGGCGTTGCTGACCAGGAGTGGATTGCAATACACTGGTTGGGCATGACGCCGAACGAGTGGAAAGCAGTAAAGGGGAGGATTGGGAAATGGAATCCCCCTTCATCTGGACAGACCTAATTGAGCAGGGTGCGCTTTATTTCATTATCGGTCTGCTGACCTACCTGTTGCTGAGACAGCAGGCAGAGGATAATAAGGAACGCGCGGAACGCGGTGAGATACTGAACCGGATTATCACCGCGATAGAGCTCCTGAAGGTTGGCATCGAAGGCAGCACGAATCAGGCGCGAGAGGCATGTCATAAAATTGATCGCCTTATGGATAGGCAGTCTGTTAATCGAGAAAAGGACACCTGAGATGTGGGGTTTCTCGCTTGCTATAGTCGTCATGGGACTAGCGTGTGCGGTTATTGTGATGCGACGTCGGACAGATGACACATCATATATGGACAACCGACGAGCCAATGCGCGCCTAACACGCCTAATGGAAGACATTGAACAGACGATGACGGAAATGAGGAAAACCCCATGAAGCTCCTATCTCTAGTATTGGCGTTGGCGGCGACAGGTCTGAGCAGCTTCAACTTTATATGTTACATGCGCGTCTTTTTTCATAAGCCGCGTTGGGGTGCGGGGATATTGGCCTTGTTGTCTTTGCTAACGCTGACATTTGGCGTCTATTTCCTGATCGTCTGGAATGTTGTCTATTCGGGATACACCGTGCCGATGTGGATTCGAGAGACGTGGCGCGCCTGGGGATTGAGCCTGATTACGATAGTTGCGTTGGTGCAGGCGCTACTGGTGGTGCTAAAGCCAGAGCGTCAGGAGGGTTGATTATGCCATTTCGCAAGGGGAGCGTTCCTGCTCGATTGAAAGGCAAGGGGATTCCGCAATCATTCATCGACCAGTTCGTTGAGGTATTTAACTCTGTTCTGAAAAAGTCGGGGGATGAGGGAGCTGCATATCGGCAGGCGTATGGCGTTATGGGCCGCTCCCTCCGTAAGGCGGGTTATCGGCAGGGCAGAGATGGCACGTGGAAGAAGGTTTCCAAGAAAGAGTCGGCAGAAGAGACGGTGATGCTGGGCATCAACCGCCCGATGGCGCTCTTGGAAAAGAAGGGCATCGACGCGGCGTTAGTTGAGGGTTTGCGATGCAAGGGCATCGCCCTCATCGACCATGCTATTAGCCAACAGGGGACTCCGTGGGAGCGATATTACTCTCCTGAGTTCAATGACCACTGTCTAAAGCGCACTGACGAGTTTATGGAGATGGGCAACGTCTTGACCATCTACAATCGTCATGAGAGCGCAGATGGCGGATTCCTTGGTAGTTCTACCAAGGATCCGGTTGGTAAGGTGGAAAAACTCTACCGAGAGGGTGAGAACATCGCGTATGAGGCTTGGATCAGTGCCACCGACGAGGGGAGGAATGTCATTCGTTTGATCTATGACGGGGTGATGCGCCCTACTTCCGTCAGAATCTACGATTATGCCATCCGACCGGAGACCCTCGAAGATGGGACTGAGGAAGGCGCTGAGATATTCGTCATGGAGGACGGATATATCGGTGGTATAGATTTCTGTGACCTGGAAGGAATCATCGGTGCGGGTATCAGCGATATTTTGGAGAGCGCGCCGCACTGGAAAACCGTTGAGGAGGAAACAATGGATTGGGAAACTGTTACGCTGGAAGAGTTGCAAGAGAACGCGAGTGCGCTGTTGCAGCAACACTTCGGCGAGCAGGCCCTTACGCTCATTCAGCGGCTTGAGAGTGTGGAGAGCACGCTCGCTGAGCGCGAGGCCCGCATTGCCGAATTGGAGGCGCAAGTGCCGCCAGAGGACAAGACTGCCGAGGTAGAGGCGGCATTGGCGAAGATTGCTGCGCTAGAGGAGGAGTTGAAGTTGCGCGACCTGGCGGAACCGCCCGTCGTGCAAGAGATCGTGAATGCTTTGCGAACCGTTCCCGCCGAGGAGCGCGTCGCCAAGTACACAAGTGTACGAGATGACGCCATCAACCGTGTCGTTGCCACGTTCGGTAGTTCCGCACAAGGCGAATCTATTCAGAAAGATAACGACGACGTGGGCACCGAAAAACCGCCCGCCCCACCCGATGTTCCAGAAGCCATCGAGCGTGACTTCGAGGACATGGTGCGCTTTACGCGCTAGAGGAGAAAGTAACATGCAAGAGAATGTAGATATTCGGACGCTCAACGAGGCATTGTCGCAGTTTATGGACACGGGTGGACAGTCCATGTCTCAGTACAACCGCGACTATCTTGCCGCAACCATGAAGAAGTGGTCGTGGTACATGGGGGACAAGATCGGCGAGAAGAGCGTCAAGCCGATTGATCCAAAGATGTGGCCGATGATGGCCCTCATGTTCGAGAATCAGTGGTTGAAGACCCCTCACTACAAGAACACCGAGGACTTGCTGTGGGAAGCATCCACCAAAAGCGATGTCGTTCTGCCAGTAAAGTACAGCCTGCCAATCATTCGCGCCATCTTCCCTGAGCTGATTATGAACCGCATTTGTTCAGTTCAGCCGATGCCGCGCACGTCTGGCGGAACCATGCAGCTTTTCTGGATGAACTTCTACCGCGAGGATAACGCCAGTCAGAACGTGACCACGGACGATTCAGACTATGCGGATTCGATTGA